GTAACTTCGCGCAAATGTCATTAGCTTCAGCGTTAGCTCTCAGCTTCCACGAACCATGGTCCGCACCGATTCGGTACTGTGACACCCCGGCACGTCTGGAGTGGAGCAAGATCCAATTCGGCACCATGGAACCAGTGGAATGGACGCAGGCGACCGAGTCTGGGTGGCCACCCAGACCGATTTCACAGATCCGCCGCCCGCCACGGCATGTGTGCCTCCAGCGCACGAGATTCCAGCTGCCACAGTGGAATCCAACAGTTGTTGGGATAGGTTCTGGAGGAACCTGTCCCGGAAGGCGATGCGCTTGTGCGGAATGCACGAGTTCATCGCCGATTGGGAGCGGGACGTTGAGTTCCGCTCCAATGTGCGCGATGAAATGCGCACCACTCTTCAACTATACAAGGACACCACATCCGTGGAAACCTTGAGGCAGCAAGTTGAGGCCATCAATAAGGTCGGAGTACATCACGTACCTCGGTTAGTAGCGCACGCCACCGTCGCCCTCCGGATGAAACTTGGTCTGGGGGCGATGGATCGTTCCATTGCGGGCAACGTCGCCTTGGTTAGGTCCGAGGCGGCCAAGCTCCTCCGGGATTGGGGATTGCGTGATATGGACGCTGCTGCACACCTTCTCGAAATAGAACGTTGTTTCTTCGAGGATGACACCCATTACCGTGTCACTACGTGGAGAGCGCGGGCCTGCGCTAAGAGCAGGTTCGTGCGGTGGTGCCTTAGTATGTGGACCGGGGACGACAGTCCTCGGTTCGATTACTAGGGGCGCCCAATCCAAGTAGTTGGGCAGGACACTGAGCACTCTGTGCCACCGAGTAAAATCGCGTGGTTGCAGAGGGCTCACGGTTCTGCTGCACCCCAACGCGCCTTTTTGGAGGTACGTTGGAATGGGCGGAGGGGGAAGTTGAGGAGATACCATGTCGTACCGCGCATGGGCCCCAATCATGATCTGGGGGTTTACAATAATGGAGTGCGTGCCGTCGAACGCGCCATGATTGAGCGGTACTTTTTGTGTGATGTAGGAGGGGGTGTTTTCGAACGCGCCCTCACCACCCGACATCGCGACTGGAACACTGATCTGTTGCGTCGGTTCCGAAAGTGTGTTGTTGATGAGGTCAAGCAAGTAGCCACGGTGTTAACGCTACGTGAAGTAGTTGAATGTTACACAGGTGCCAAACGTAAGATCTACCAACGCGCATATCGGAGCCTTATGCGACAGAGCATAAACCAGCGTGATGCCCGGGTGAAACCTTTCACAAAATTTGAGAAGCAGAGTTTGTCCAAAGCACCAAGAATCATCAA